AACTGGAAGATTAAATACGAAGCTGGTACGGTATTTGATCGGACTTGGTTTGAGATTCTCGATAAAATACCCGATGATTGGAAATTAATAGGTAAAGTGAGATTCTGGGATTTAGCGGCAACTGCCAAAGAGAATGCCGAAAACTATCATTGTTATACAAGTGGTACTCTTGTCTATAAATACCAAAGAATTAAGAATACACTACCAGATTCAACTGAGATTAAGGAATTGGCTTATGTGATTGCCGATAATATCTGTGAGCAGAAAAAAGTCGGGGAAGTTGAGCTAATGCTTAAAAATACTGCTGAACTGGATGGGAAAACTGTAGCTGTAAGATGGGAACAGGAAGGGGGATCGAGCGGTAAATTTGTTGAAAATACCATTACTAATGTAATTAGGGAAAATCATCCAAACCATGACGTTAAAGCGATCGTGCCTCAAGGGGATAAGCTAACGCGAGCTTTACCAGTAGCCACGGCAGCCAGTCGGGGACAAATCTTTATCTTAAGAGATGGGACATGGAACACTCGGTTTTTAAATGCCTGCCAGGGTTTTGATGGTAGCAAAAAAACACCCCCGACTAATGACATTGTAGATAGTCTATCAGGGGCATTTTATTCTCTTGAAAATGAGTTTCAAGAACATGAGAGGATTATTAGCACGATTGTTACTTCTGCTCCTGTTAATCGGTTTAGAAGCGGTTTTAGGGGTTAGTAGAATCTTTAACTAAGTACAAATTCATAATAGTTGTAAAAATATTTTAATCAATTTGATTTATTAGAGACTCTCGATAAAGTCTTTCGCGCTTTATCCAGAAACGAGCAGAAGGTGCGCCTAGAGCTAATTCTATTTTATAAGCAGTACGAACAGTAATTTCTGCTTTACCTTTTATGAGTTGATTAATAGTCTTTTTCGGCAACTTCATGCGACTAGCAAATTCAGTTCTAGTTATTTTTCTTTCTTTTAGGATGTCACTAAGGGTTTCTCCCGGTGGAGAAACCCAATCTGGTGTGTATGTGTTCTCGGTAGTATTAGTCATAGATTTTCGTTAAACTACATATTTTACCATATTCCAGGCGGAATTAGACATTTTTGAACACCCCATAAAGCGCATTGTTCTTTTTCGTCATCGTCAATCATGTCTTTGGCTATATCCCATCCCGTATGCTGATAGAAAAAGAACATAAACTTAGGTTGAGTCGAAATATTAAATTTTTTTAAAATTGCCGTCGTATAATCATTTACTATTTCAGTTTTTAGTAAAAGTTTTTTAGCAATTTCTTTATTATCAAACCCACAAAGAAAATAAAAACAGATTTTTTTCTCTAAAAGAGATAATTGATACCAGCAAAGCCAAAAATGACGCTGGCTTGGAGACATACATTCTCCAATTTCTTCTTCCATTGTTTCTTCATCTTCTTCAATTTCTTCTTCGATTGTTTCTTCGATTTCTTCCATATATTCTTCCATTGTTTTACTCCTTATTGATTACAAAAAAATCGTGAACAAAATAATTGACAACCTTGACCGCTTCTTTGACTCTTGGGATAAAGTCAATATCTAATCTAATAAACATAAAAGGGTCTTCTGTTTTTTTTGTGTTTTCCAGCTTATGGTAGCAGGATGTATCTAATAATAAAATATCTCCCGATTTTACTATTAGTCTTTGAGTGTCTTTCCTGCAAACTAACAGATTATCTATCCGCTTATTAATACTGCTAAAGTAATCTGTTTTTAGAAGTTTTCCTAAAGTATTATTATCTATTGTAGAAGCGTAAAGTTCATAGTTGTCACTCTGAAGAATTAAAATAATTGAATATTTCTTATCTTCATCAATGTCGTCAACGTGCCATTCTATCCCCAATGTCCACCATAGAGAATAAGGATCAAACAACTCTAAAGGATTGTTAACCCAATTGTGTTTTGCTTTTGTAGAAAAGGTAGTAGAACTGCTCAATTCTACCATCTTGTTTAGCTTGTCTAGATTGTGATATTTGCCTAATTTATACAGAGGTTTCATTTTTTTTGTTTGGTTGATGATTGTTGACTGATAACTGATCAATAAACTAAGTAAACAGTCTTGATGCAATACCAAGTAAATACACCCATTCTTCTTCAAGCATTAACATCATCATCCCAGAAGGATCGGGATTGGTAAGTAAGCAAAAGCTTACTTTGTCTATGCGATCACCGTCGTAATATAACTCAATATCAGTATTTGAGAATACTGTCATAAAGCTAAACTTAAACTTGGCATTTTGACGATTTTCGCAAGTTAGTGTAGCAGAATGACTTGGATTCTCCCACGGAATACGATCTCCAAAGCTTTGATAAGTTAGTTTTAACTTCCAGTCAATAACTGACGGAAAATCTTCTTTAAAATGGTTTTCCTTTACCCATGACGCAATTGCGTCGATCACCCATTCCTGATCTTTTTGGATAAAGTAGTGAACGCCTTCTGAATATTTAAACGGATAAATTAACTTTGTTCCGTACCACTTTAACTTGAAGTTTGGTGGCTCTGAGTCAATTTTAAGGAATTGCCCTATATCCATCATTGTCATGGTTTTTACTCCTAAATAGTTACTGTTTACTGACAACTGATGACTGATACTATTTTTTGAGAATGAGTTTAGGCTTTTTGCTAAACTCAACTGATAGGTTGTTTCGCCGGCAGACAGTCCGGCAATCTGTCCATCTTTTACCTACCTTAGCAAGGTAGGAGTCCTGGTTCCACTCCACCTTATACCCTGCTTTTTCGCAGGCCGCCTTGTAAGGAAGTTGGGATTCCTTCTGTTGAGCAGTAATCTGCTCTTCTTCAGCCTTTTTTAAGGCTTCTAGCTCGTTTTTCTGAGACTTGAAGGCTATGGCTTCAACTACTGCTCGATGCAGTTCGGTAGCATCCTTCGGAAAAGATTCATAGCCATTTCTTAAATCGCGGCTACGGACTACTACCCGTCTTTCTTCGCCACTTGTAAGCCTTATTTGAATCCCTAGAGATAGAGATTCTTCGACAAGTTGGGGGAATTTAGCCCCAAAATCTTCAATTAATTTTTGATTTTCCGATTTAGGAGCAGGTTCGGGTTCGGAAACCGCTTCTACTACTTTAGGATTTTCTATATCCCATTTTTTTCTGGTCCAGTAACCAGAATGATGGTTTAAAGCCCAGTCTTTTTCCGATCTGGGTTTTGGAGGGTTTCTTAATGTTTTGGCTTCCCCACTGGGAAGCTGATAGGTTACGACGCGAACGGTCACATAACCGCCATGGGATCGAGATCCCATTCCGTCAGATGAAGGGGTATCTGACCCCTCGGAATAGAACCTTTCGGTTCTTTCATTAATTATTATGCCGTGTGTCACGACATAGTAATCGCTATTTTCATAACGATCGTATTTCTTTAACCTATCTTTGATTGACAGGTAGTTGCCCCATTCTTTTTCCCGCGCATCTTCCCGCGCTTCTTCGGCTTGTTTTGCCGCTTTTTCTCTTTCGGCTTGGCCGGCAATCCAAGCCTCTTTCGCCTTTTTAGAAGCCTCTTTAGAAGCCTCTAAAGAGTCCAGATAATTAATAATTATCTGGTTGATTTCATCTTCTTCGAAGCCTACTGAGTAAGTTAGGGAATTGATCTCAATTCCCCAAGCATCTGCCCACAGACTTCCGTCTGTAGTCATTTCCTCCTCGCTCGGTAAATATAAACCAGCGTAATCGCCGTATGTTTGAGCCATTTCTGGCGTGACAGGAATCTCTGCCCAACTGGCAGTGGGCAAAGGGACGAGTCGGTCTTCAAACCCGTCATTGTACCAGAAGCACTCCCCTTCTTGTACCGCGATTACGCGGGTTTCAAATAAAAGACCTTCGTCTTCAGTGTCAAAGGGGATGTCTGCGAGAGTGATTTGAGGTTTCATTGTTTTAATCCTTGTGTGTTTTGTTTGCCTAGTCTTATCTTATGATATTCTCCCAGTAATGTCAACTATCTGGGAGAATCTTTTTTCTGAACGTTTGTACTACTTGATAAAGAGTATTTGAGCTTCTAGCTCTTTAATGCCCGATTCGATCGCTAGTTCGTAGAGGTCGCCGTCTTCTAGGTTCAAGCTGGCGCACTGTTCCCGCAGGGTGATGAACTCGGTTTCGGCTTCATCTTCGAGGATGGTGAGCCTGCCGACTTCGATCATGGTGGTTTTTGGGGTGAATTGGGTGAGTTACAATATATCCCATTTACCTACCCCTTTATCTGTTTTACACACAAATATCCTCTACTTCCGTCAGAACGACGGAAATTCAACTCGGTAAATGTTCCACACCTCCAAGATGGAAGCAATATTACTTTCGGGTTTTCGTGCCCTTGTGATGATGTAAGGTAGTGATTAGCTTTGTGGAGTGTTTGACCTACTCCAAACACTGCTATCCCGATTTGGGTAGCAATCAAAAGATAATATGCGTTCTCTAGTATCGCAATTCTTCCTAGTATTTTTCTTTCTTCGTTCATGCTATCCTCATCAGTGCCTAGAATTGAGCCGCTAGGCATACGGGAAAAGTTCCCGTTTCGGATTGGCTAGGGTTTTTGTAAGAACAAGCACCCTAGAATGCTTGAGGGGTTAGCCTCGTCCCGGACGATTGCACCAGGGGCAAGGCAGTCCGTCCGTCCTTGTTTACTAGCGGCCGCCGCCACTAGCCCAGAGACAATGTAGTAAATCCCCTCCTGATATTCAGGGAGTCCCTCGATCTCCCCGTAGATGACGGTTTCTACTGGGATACCGTCAATTTCCCCTGCGGGGGAATTGCTCATAGAAACACGGGGGATTATCCCGGATGTCGGGATTTCCTTAAGAATCACAATCTTCTCTTTGTTTCCCAGAAACTGTTTTCTTGAATCTTGCTCGACCCCTTGTTTAGAAACAAGGGTGATAGTGTGAGGGGTGGCGTTGACAATAGTCATGGTTTTTACTCCTAATAGTTTTTACTGATAGCTGATAACTGATAACTAATTCATTAATCACAAACTACCCGAAAACCAATATTGCAGCAAGATTCTTCAAAATAGCGGTAAAATGCGGCGCAACATCCATAAGAGTAGGAGTCGAATCCGCCCCCACGGGGAACGCTTTGACACCATTCCCAGACGTTACCGTGCATATCGTACAATCCCCAATTGTTAGGTAATTTCTGACCCACAGGATGAGTTATAAGTCCAGAATTATCTTCGTACCAAGCGTAATCTTTTAGCTGATCGAAATCATCACCAAAGCTAAATAGGGTTTCAGTCCCCGCACGACAAGCATATTCCCATTCCGCTTCTGTGGGTAGGCGATAGTTTTTCCCTGTTATTCGTCTCAATTTCTGGTAAAAAGCTATAGCGTCGTCCCAGCTAACGTTTTCTACTGGATTTTGGGGATTATTTTGAAACCGAGAGGGATTTGTTCCCATTACCGCTTCATATTGTTCCTGAGTTATTGGATATTTTCCAATTTTAAAGGTTACGTTCGGAATCTCTATCATTTCAATTTCAATCATTTTTTTACTCCTAAATAATTTGTTTTTACTGATAGCTAATAACTGATAACTAATATTTAGTCAGGAATATCATACTCGTTACCGTACCCAGTCCAAACTCGACCAACGATCTGCTCACCAATCCATTCTTTTAGACCTGGCGATAATTCAAGTGTTGTAATGACTGAATATGATGCAATTGGATCGTCGAATATTACATAATATTGTTTAGTGTTTTCAATTTGCGGACAAGGTAATAGATTCTCGTAAGTATCTAAAACACATAGTATGTATTTCGTACTGACAATAACAGCAATTCTGCTGCCTGATCTCGGAGAAAACCTTCGATGCGAATACCCTTCACTTTTTTTACTCCTAAATAAGTTGTTTTTACTGATAACTGACAACTGATAACTAATACTCGGAGGATAGCAATAGAATACCGTCACACAACCAAAGCGTGACCTCCGAAAAAGGAAACTCGGTAAATGGGATTTGCTGAGTTATGACAGGTTTACCGTCCTGTTCGCAGGTAAGGACTGCGGATTTATCGCAGTTAACTACTAACATCCAGAACTGAATCTGGCTTGAATCAAGTTTTTTTTGCCATGACGCAATTGCGTCGAGTATCCAATAACCTCCTCCATTTTCTGCTAAATACTTAATACCGTCAGTGTACTTAAACGGGTAATTTTCCGTGCCATGAAAATTACTAAGATTTTCTTTGTTCATGATTTTGACTCCTAATAGGTTGCTAATAACTGATAGCTGATAACTGATAACTAATTCATTAATCACAAACTACCCGAAAACCAATCTTGCTGGGGCAATATTCTTCAAAATAGCGGTAATTGAGTTGTCCCACCCGACAAGCATTGGAGAAGGTGTCGAATCCGCCCCCACGGGGAACGCTTTGACACCATTCCCAGACGTTACCGTGCATATCGTACAATCCCCAATTGTTAGGTAATTTCTGTCCTACGGGATGAGTTATAAATCCAGAATTTTCGCTATACCAAGCGTAATCTCCTAACTGATTAGCATCATCACCAAAATAATATGTAGTGGTTGTACCTGCTCGACAAGCATATTCCCATTCTGAATTTGTAGGAAGACGATAATTTTTCCCTGTTAGCTGACTCAATTTCTCACAAAAGGCTTGAGCATCGTTCCAACTAACGTTTTCTACTGGATTTTGGGGTTTGTGCATAAAATAAGAGGGGTTGTTTCCCATTACCTCTTGATATTGTTCTTGAGTTATTGGATATTTCCCAATTTTAAA